GGACATTGACGTCGTTATGAAGATCACGTTGAACGCTCCGTCTATCAGCCGGTCGGTCCAGCGCTTAAAGCCGTTCTGGTACTTCTGGTGGTTCTGGATTGCCGGGATGTCGAGGTCGCGCTGCGGGTTGATCTCGTTCTCGCGCTGAAGGATCCAGCGCATATACATTTCCTGCATCTTGGTGCCGGAGTCGACGACGAGCCAGTCGTTCGTCGTGAATTCCTGTTCTGCCTTCTTCACACCGGCGACCGCATGTTCCCAGGAGGGACAGCGCCAGAGCTTGGCCTGGCTACCTACCGCTCGCGCGGATGCGATTCCCTCCGTCTCGGTAGACAGGAAGGTCACCGGCCGCGTACCGTCGGCTGCGCCGCCCGCGAGCAGGGTCTTGCCGTGGCCGGACGGCCCGTGGATAAGCATGTTGATAGAGGCGTTCTGGCCGGAGCTTCCAAGTTCTTCGGTGACGATCTCGACATCCGCTTCCATCATGGAGAGCGGAGCTTCCCTAGACTGTTTAGCTGTCTGGCGCGGGCTTACGCTTCTTGCGCCACGGAGACCGCGTGTCGGTGGCATTACGCACTCTTCCTCATATCGCCGTAGGGATCGACTTGCCGGAAGTGATTCTTCATTACCTCGTGGAAGGCGTGTTGATTGCCGCGCTCGTGGAGGGTACAGGGAATCCAGAACGGACAGCGCGGACAGTCTTTCGTTGGGGTCTTCGTGACTGGGATCTGGCCCTTGCGTACCGCATTCATTACCGCTACTTCGTCGGCGATACGCTCAAGCTGAGTTCGCTGTTCGAGCGGGCTACGCTCGACTGGCTCTCTATGGAACAACTTTGGAGGCTGCCGCTTCGAGACGGAGCCGTCCTTATTGAGATACTGGCCATCCTCATTATATGGCCTTTCATCCGGCATCGCTTTCCGGAGGAAGTTGTAGATGATGCCAGCAATTTGTTCTTTAGGCTTCAGAATGCCTTGCTGTCTTAGAAGATGAGAAGCAACAGCCCAGTAGGAACCGCCCTGATCGTCAAGCTCTAGGTACGCCGTTACGATCTGCGCCGCCGTCTTGTTCTCAAGCAGGTATATCTGGCCGTCTTCAAGGTTAAGGAGAACGCCGTCCCAGCGTGATGCGAAGTAGGCAACGGGAGTTCCCTTGTACATAATGCGAACACGGAACGGCTGTTCGACCGAGATAATCTTCCACTGGGAATCTTTGCCGTAGTAGTCGACGTACTGCTCAAGCATCGCTATGCCGAGTTCTTTTGCGTCAACCCATACGGGCTCATCGAACGTCTCGTCAAGGTACGTTCGCGCGAAATTGATTTCATCGCCAGCCCATGCCTCGAACGTATCAGCGGGATGCGGGCCGCGCTTCGTGCCCTTTAGGTACCAGAGCGCTAGGGCCTCGTGAATGCCGATCCCGAACCACAAGGCGTCGGCTTGCGGGGACTGCTGCTTGTAGCCCATACGGTACTCTAGGTACCACCTGAACACACAGCGCTTGAAGGTAGCACGTTCGCTCGTTCGTAGCGTAGGCAAGTTCGCCATAACCGTCCGTACCGTTCTGCTGGCTTTTGGGTCCTGGGCGGCTAGGGCTTGCGACGGGACCAGCCGCCCAGGACGTAACCCAGGCCCGACAGCGGAAAAGGGGTTAAACGCTGCCGGGCCTGGAGTCTAGTACGGAGCTTCTGCCCCGGCTCGTGCTGCGGCGCGACCGCGGCCACGGCGCGCCGGTGCGGGCTCTGGCTCCGGTGCCGGCGCTGCGGCACGCCCACGCGGGCGACCACTGCGGGCGGGCCTGACCGGTTCGGGCTCAGGCTCAGGCTCACGAGCTGCCGCGCGGGCCTGGCGCCGTTCCGCGCGGCGCTGGATGTTGAAGTCGGACCTCTGGAAGTAGCCGTAGGTGTTGAGGGAGAGAATGAGGATTCGGTCGGGCTCTAGGTCGTCCAGGTTGGCGACGTTGTCCTCGAACCACGTGATGAAGTCCTGCATGGTCGGGGAGAAGTCCTTGTCGAGGTACCTCTGGAAGTCAGCGACCTCACCATTCTGCTCTGGCTCTGGTTCCGGCACAGGAGCCGGTCGTGCCGCGGGCCTACGCCCACGAGCTGCAGTAGCCATATGTGTTTCCTTTCGATCAGGTAGTCCCTTACTCCCCCGATTATACCCTATGCGACGTCTTTCGTCTAGGGGTTTCACGGGAATTTCCCGGTGGTCTTCGACGGTAAACCGCGATAGCTCGTGGTAACGGACGGTAATGTACCCTCTGGAATCCGGTACCTTCCACTCACTTGCCTTGTGTCCATTCCTCCGCCAGTGATCGGCCGTGTAGAACAAGACATCATTGGCGTCGTCGTACGTGTAGCCGTACTTGTTCATTAGCTCCTGGCGGATGAGGGTGACGTTAGCCCTAGGCGGTATCATCTCTCTCCCCTTGGCCGGCGGACCTGCGAGTCGGCGAACTCTTCGCAGGCGTCGTACTCTTCTGCCGTGAGCGGGTCGGGCCAGGACTTCCCGAAGGCGTGGACCTTGTCGGCAAACGCCTCGTACCACTTGTTGTCGAGGTCGAGTTCTGTGAGCCCGTTTGGGTCTTCAGTCTTTCCGCTTCCTTCTGGTTCGCGTATCTCACACATTCCTCACCCTCCTTTGCCGTGAGTATGTCTCGGGAGCCTTTCCCGAAGTACCTGGCTCGCTTGATAAATGCGTCATACCATTCGTCACTTAGGGGTTCCTCCGCAGGCCTTAGAAGAGACTCGGCATGACCATAACCACCCGTTCCTTGGTCGAATAGCATTCCTTGCTTGCTCCCATCTGACCCGGCGCTCCGGGTGTTTGTCCTCATACCTCTTATTGCGAGCCTGACCCTTTCGGCTCTGGTTGTATTTCTTCTGCCGCTCTAGGTACTTATCCCTGTCTGCCATTATGCCGCGCCAGTGATAGCTAGCTCGGACAGCTTGCGCGGGCTTGCTGTCGAGACGGCTGCTCGCTGCTGATCGTTCAGGCCCGCGATCCAGGCGTCAATAGTCCCGGTGCTGACTAGCCGGTAGATCTCGACATTGTGGATTCTTGAGACTCGGTGGATCCGGGAGAACAGCTGCTCGTCGCGGTCGGACACCCACGGCATATCGAGCACGACCATCTCATCGGCCGCGTCTAGGGTGATCGACTCACCACCTGCGTCGCGGTTGAGGGACACTACCTGGAGCTTGTCGTTCGTGTCCTGGAACCGCGCCACGAGATGGCTTCGGTCACGGTCGGATGTATCGCCGGTCAGCGTGAGGACTTCCATGCCGAGTTCCTTGCGGATCACCTGGGCCGCTAGCTCGACCATACTTGAGAAGCTGCTCGCTACCACAACCTTCTGGCCAGTGTCCTGGCGCTCCTGGAGGAAGTCGATTAGCCATTCAAGCTTGTTGCTTGGGAGCTTCGGAACTAGGTGCTGCCGTCCCGTCCCGTGAACGTGAGTCGCGGTCGCGAACTGGCGTAGGCGCGTAATCTCTGCGAGTACGCCAGTCGCGGTAACCTTGCCGCTTTCAAGGATGGCTTCCGCCATCGACTCCATCTGCTTGTAGGCTTTCGCCTGCTCCTTGTCCATGTCGAGCTGGACGTAGCATGGAGAGGTGGGGTCTTCCGCGTCGATTGGGGTGCCCGCGTACGCGATCGGCGGTAGGTCGGGCGCGGCATCTGCCTTGGTACGTTTCAGGTAGTACGGCCGGAGCATGGAGTCCCATGCTTTCGAGTTCCTGGGTTCAAGCACCTTCTCGCCGCCACCGACGATCTTGCCGTACGCTCCCTGGTCGACACCGAAGTGAATTTCTGCCCAGCGCCAGTAGCTCGTGAAGATGTCGGGCCGGAGCCAGTTGAGGGTTCCCCATCCCTTCTCAAGCTTCGAGCGGAACGGCGTGCCGGACAGGGCGATGGCTAGGCCGTTCGGCCGGAGCTTCCTGCGGATCTGGATGGCGCCAAACCGCGCCTGGGTGATCCGCTTGGACTGGACGTTCGCCGTGGAGGCTAGCAGGTTGTGGGACTCATCGAAGATGATGGCGTCCCAGGTCCGCTCCGTCAGGAACGGCCAATCAGGAAGTGCCGGGTAGGTATGGCGCGGGTGATCGCGAGGTGGCCGGTCGCCGAATGGGCAGATGCCGTCCGGACTTGTCGGGCACAGCTCCAGGCGCTTCGCCCGGACCATCTCGATGTTGATGATCAGCATCTTCCGGGTGCCGTCGATCGCGACCGAGTGATCTGAGTACGCGCCCATTTTTGCTTCGCGCTCGGCGCGGGTTCCCTGTGCGACGAACGGGGCGATCCCAGGAGCCCACCGGAGGGTCTCACGTTCCCAGACGGTACGGGTCGCGGTACGCCGACATGCGACAAGGATCTCCTTGGCGTCGCTCTCGACAATGGCCGCGAGTGCCTGGAGAGTCTTGCCGAGTCCGGGGTCATCGCCAAGGATTACCTGCTTACCGGCTAGCGCGAATGCCGCGCCAGCAATCTGGTACTTCCGGTGGAGCATCGCCGCCATCAGCTCTGGCGCCTCCCGCTCGACGCGCGGGAAGCTGATGTTGCTCATGCGCTCCTCACGCATGTCTTCGAGCTTGCGCTCCTTGGCGACTTCCTTCGTTGCCCACTCGATCAGCGGAGGCAGGATCTCAAGGTCGTCACCAAACTCCGCGCGGAGCGCCCGGCAGGAGTCCATCGATAGCGGGTAGGACCATCCCTTGAAGATGTTCGGGGTTACTGTCTTGTCCCAGTCTGCGCGGGCTCCTGGGACATTCTTAGCTCGCCGTGGACCTTGCCCGTTGGCGTAGTCGATGCGAGCGAGGACGCGCTTGCCGTCCGTAGTTACTGTCGCCTTTAGCGGCATCTCGGTTCCCTTTACTCTGCGGCCGGTCTTCCGGCCCTAC